CAGGAGTTAGTGAGAAGAGTGGATTTGGCACAGGGTTTGACTCAGCATACGCTTGATATTGACTTTGAGTGGAAGAGATATAGCGTTGATACTGATTATTATGTCGAATCTTCGGAACAGCTCCTGGACTACAGGAACGTTATTCAGGAGACGATATTTGAGGTTGATCCATTGAGTACTATTCAAGAGTCTTCATATCATGGGGAGATGGTTCATGCTCAGACTCTACATATGGAAATGCCGGTTGAAATGTTGAAAACCGATTTGTTGGATAATCGGTCTTATGGTCCTCGTAAGTACTACAAATCAAAAATTGCAACGAGTCAAGGACCTAGTAGACGACAAACGTTGGTAGAGTTTTTGACTTCAATGCAAGACCGGAATTTTGATCCGCCTCAGGAGTCAGGGGATTTGGATTTCGACAGACTGTTTGAGGCAATGTTTGCTGATTTTATTGAAGTTACTGGAAAGGACGATATTCAAGATTATTTGGTGCAATGCCAGTCTAGTCCTATTCAGTGCGACATAAGGAATTTGGCTGATACACTATCTCGAATGCCTCCTGAGAAGGTTCAAATTCTATTAAAGGGCGAAATTGAAAGTTGGGAGGTTCTCGATGGGAGTCGTTTGAAAGTAATCGTTAAACCAGAAGCAAAACCTAGGGTTAGGAGTGGTCGTGCTTATGCTGGGAATCAAACAGTTGTGTTTAACGAATCTGAGTTTAATTTGGGTTTTATCTCACAATTTAACGAATTACACAGACGAATTGTGGGTGGCTTTGCTGAATTTGTTCGGCTTGGAACGCGCACCGATCCAAAGGGAGTAGCTCAGTTTGCTTCTCGTTTTTCGAAACCTTCTGAAATATATGGAGAAAATGATTTTTCAAAGTATGATAAGGGAGAGGGAGAGAACGTAAAGGAGTTGGAAGTGCGTTTCTACCAGAGGTATGGTTTTTATCTTGGAGATTCAACTAGATGGTTTGATGCTCAAGATGTCGGGAAGTTATCGGCAGTTAGTTTCTTCTTTAAGTTGGTTTTGGAGATTCAGCGACGATCGGGTCAACTTACGACTCTTTTGGGAAACACTATAATTTGTATGTTAACTGTGATACATATTTATAGGGTGAAACGACATCAAATTAACTGGTGTTTTTTTCAGGGTGATGATAGTTTGATTGCGTGGAAGAAACGACCAAACGTTATCAAAGGAATTGAGGAGCGAATGATGTATTTGGCTGGACTGATGGGAAAACCGGAAATTTTTAAAATAGGGTATTGTTGTTCGAGATTCTTTTTGCGCGTTCGTGGTAAATTGAAATGGGTATATGACCCTTTACTGCTTTGTGTTAAGTTGGGAAGAACATTATCTGCAAAGGAGTATTCAGATCTTGAAGAACGTGCTAGGTCGTATTGTGAATTGACTGAAGATTACAGAGACCAGGAGGTTTTGGAAGCTTTGGATGAAGCCTTGAATGAGCGTTATGGGCTAATTCGGGGCAAAGGATATCTTTGTGCAAGGGCTTGTAGAGAAGCCACAAGGAATAGTCACAATTTTGTCGGACTTTGGGAAAGGAAGCCGACAGTAATTGGAGCTTAAAATATTTGGTCTTAGGATTTTTTGGGGAACCGTAGTTTTTTCCCGGTAAGGTAAGTTTATGTTTTTTTATTTATCCTCTAAAAAAAAAAAAACACG